ACGGTTCGCCTGTGAATGGCGCGGGCAACCGGGCAACCGGATTCTCGACTCACGCCATGGGGTAGTGCCTGCGTCCACGCCAGCGGCTTTGGCGGCGTCACAAAGCACTTCGCGCCAGATATTAGGGGTAGTGTCGGTGTAAAACGCCCGAACAACGGTCGGTAGCTCGCTGGAATCCTTTTGAATGATTCGAACAGAGCCCTCAATAACATCCTTCGCAGTCAGGTTTTTGACGGAAGCCCCGGGCTTGTCCGGTACCAGGTGAGCCTCATTGCCGCGCTCGATAACCCAGCAACTGGCATAGGTTTTCATCATTTCAACCCACTGCTCGGCGGGCTGTGGTGAGTCAATCACAAAGAATCCAGTGCGGCGCACTTCTCCCGGGGTGTTGTCGTCGCAATAGTCCTGTGTTGCTTCCAGTGCGGTGTCGTTCACAATCAGGCCGCGCCCATAGATCGCATTTGACAGGTAATCGCCAAGGTGTAATGCGGGGTTTGTGCTGAATGCGGTTGTGGCTGTCTTGGGGTTCCAGACTTTACGGCCACGAATCTCACAGATAATCTCTGGCCACTGGTTCAGAACTGCGTCGGTGTACTGCAGCACCACATAGGCTATGCCAATATCGCCTGCAGGGTCATTGATTACCAGATCGTCGGCATAACCTGAAATAGCGAAGGACAGGAACGTGTCGGGGGTTTGCGTGTCGGTGCCTGTGTGCGTCGATACGGATAGCCCGGCAATCGTTGAGGCATCCACGCCATTGATCCAAACTGTTTCAAATCCGTCAATCTCGCCCAGAGCAACCACATAGCCGACCGTCCAGCGTGTCGCGGCGGCGTTATAGTCAATCGCAAAGACCTTGCCGCCCACCTGTGCAGTGCCGTAGACAATGGGGATCGGCTCGCCTTCAGCCGGTACATTCTTTTGAATATCCGCGAGCTTTGACTGGGTGTTGAGCACCTTGGCGGGAGTGACAGGCGACATATGGATATGCTTGTTCGAGCCCATGCGAACAAGTGAGCCATCGGGGAGTTTATAAATTGGCATCAGGATTTGGTCCCGATCAAAGTCACGGACACGTCGAAGTAAGTGCCACTGATGCTGTCCACTTCATAGTCACTTTCAAATTGGGTGTCATAGGCGTCCCCGGCCAGCGTGATGGTGTTCACGTTGTTTTTGTTGGCGACGTAGAAGGCAATCAGCGTGGCGCGGTCTGTGTCATTGATGATCGGATGAACCAGGGAAATGCGGTATACCGTGTCAGAGCCGGTATCGACTGATCGAATATCACCAGCATCGGAAATATCGGTAATGCGTTTGGTGAGGGGCTTGATCTTGTGCCTGAGCCCTATGCTTGGGTAAGCAGCCATATCAGCGAGACTCCAATACAATAACGCCGCCAGGGGTATTAAATCGCGTCCCTGTTTTCGGCATATGATTAAAGACAGGCGGGGTGCAGTAGAATCGTGGCGCTTTTGCGGGAGGGTAACGCTTGCACGCTATATCGACATACTCGCCAATCCTTACCTCGCCCATCTCGCCACTGAACACATGCTCTGGCGAGGGGTGTGCGGAATCGTTGGCATACCCTTGATAAATATCGACACTCGTGCCCGCTGGTGGATTTGAGAGCATGAACACCCCAATAAGCAGCGAGGCGTTGAATATCCGGATTCTCGGGCGATCGCCCAACTCAATCTCTAAAGACTGCGTGACCCATGTTTGGCTATTCCATGAAATCTGCTCAATCGAGGACATATAGGAAGGCGTGCTGAAACCGAGTTTGACCAGGTAAAACGGCAGTGTGACCGGTTCAGCGAGCGCGGCCTTTAGCGTGCTGTCGAGGGGGTTGCTCATGTGTTCACCTCAGTCTCGCCGGTCGTGGTGTTCACGGTGACCACAAGCGGGGTTTGGCTGGCCACGAGGTTGTTTTGTGACGCCTGTAGCGCAATATCAGCGGCCCGCGCCTGCTTGTCGGCTGCGGTTTCGAGCATTACCCGGATGCGCTCATTCATCCTTTCTGCACTCGCTTCAAGGGTATCGAGTGACACGTTGAGAACGTTCTGAGCCACATCAGCGGTATTCTCGGCAATGTTGGCGAACTCTTCCGAGCGTCGTTGTTGCTCATCCTCCGCCAAGCTATCGAACACTTGCTTGTTCAGCATCAGGATTTTATTGGACGCCTCTTCGATTTTCTGCGGGTCGGTCAGGCTGGATAACGACTCCCGAAGGGCATCACGCTCGCGCAGTCGGGCGGTGCGTAAATCTTCCTCGGTCATTACTGATTCACGAATGTACTGTGCCTGAGAAGCTGCAGCCTCGCCGATCTGTAAGCCAATGGCCTGAATAGCCATAGCAAAGTCATAGGCGGCTTGCTTGTTATAAATCAGCTTGTCGGAGAGTTCCGTTGCCGCTTCTGCCGACCCATCGAAGTTATCGACCAGCATCTCAAGTGATCGGGTTTGCTCGCGGTATGTGACCAGCATTGTGCGCTGCGCACCGTCGAAATCATTAATCGCCTCGGTGACGGAGTTGATACCGGAGTTCTCAGAGAGCATGAGAATGGCTTGTGTGAACTCAAGGAAGTGCTTGGAGGTTCCATCAAATCCGATGAGCAGGTCTTTTAGTGACTGATCAAGCTCAGTGGCGCCCTGAATAACATCACGGAACGCTACAGCGAGGAATGCGGTCTTGTCCTTGCCATAGCTAATATTGTCGTACTTGATGCCCTCGTTGTTGCCGACCGTGATATTACCGGCAAGAGTAGATCCGCCCAACGCTTCAGCAAGGGCAATTAACGGCTCAGTCAGCGTGACCGCGAAGTCAGAGTTGGCACCGCCACCCCCTTCGCCCCACTCGTTGCGCTTTACTGTGCCGTCAGACAGGCTGAAGTCTGCACTGCCTCGGTTGTTGCCGTCGTTGTCCTGGCCGAAGAATGCGCCCTCAGCCGCCTCGCCGAGAAATGCACCCGCAGCAGCACCCCACTGACCGCCGTAGTACGCCCCGACCACTGCACCGATAGCGGCGCCCGCGCCGGTAGTCTCGGCCTCAAACAGTGCATCAGCAGCAGCGACAGCAGCCACACCAGCGGTAGCAGCAGCAGCAGCTTCCCAGTCGCCAGACCCAAACCCGAGGTCTGCACCCTCGGCATCCTTGCTCATTTGAGTGAGCATATCCGCAAAGCCAGTGGCCAGCTTCTCGAAGTTAAGTTCGCCGTCTTCCACGAGATCATCGAACATAGTGCCGATAGATTCCCATGCCTGGCCCGTGCGTTCTGCGGCCTCCTCTTGTTTCTTGGTGTTCTCTTCGAGGGATTCTGTCTCAGCTTCTGCGGCCTTTTGGGCTTTCTGGCGCGCCCTGACCGCTTCCTCAAGCGCCTCGCGCTGCTCATCGGTGGCATCGGCATTCAGGCGGCGCATTTCACGCTCTAATTCCTGAGCGTCAGCACTCAGCCCCAGCAATTCAGTCTCGAATTCGATAGCCTCAATAATGGCTTCGTTTGATTCGAGATTCTTTTTCAACTGAGCTATGGCTTTCTCGTTTTCCTTTCGGACTTTCTCAAGCGCCTTTTGCTCATCACCGAGAATCTTTTTCAGGGTGGCGCTCTGTTTTAATTTGGTGCCAGTGGTTTTGACCTCTTCAAGTGTGACCTTGGTGGCTTTTTCTTGTGCGCCTGAATTGTCTTCAGTAGCCTTGGCGGTCTCACCAAACAGCGAGGCATTGATCGCCAGCTTTTCATTCAGCTCTGCTATCTTCGCTCGCAACGCTTCGGCAGACGGAGAAGCGCCTTGATTCACTTTCTCCATATCTTCGAGCAGTTTTGTATATCCCGCGAGCTGGGCATTCAGGCGGGCAACATCATCGATTGCAGCACCACCGACAGCCGAGGCTAGATTCTCGCCGATGGCGGTGCCCAAGTTGACGATACCGAGTGCAGCGGAAGCGGCCACAGAGCCAATTTCAGCCAGCGAACCAAGCAAGGTTTGCATTCCATCGACAAAAGCAGGGTCGGTAATAGCTTCCTCAAGAGTGTTCAGCGACTCGACCATGCCGCCAGTGGCATCGCCTTGGGCTTCAAACAAGTCGCCCCACGCATTGCCAAGCCCTTCGAGAGCACCGCCGAGAGTGTCCCTTGCCGCCTCAGCAGAGCCGCCGAACTGGCTTTCAAGTTCCGCGAGGATGAGAGTTTGAGCGCCCGCCATATCGCCCATGGCTTGCATTTGTTTGATGGTTTCGGCTTGGCTTTCGCTGAAGGTAATGCCGGAGCGAGACAGTGCGGATAGGTTCTTGGCGGGGTCGTTGAGCGCCTTGCCCAACTGGATGGCTGCGGATTTGAGGTCGGTGCCCATGGCGGTTGCCATATCGAGCACAGCCTTGGAGGTCTCATCGAACTGATCGCCCTTAATATCCTTAAAGGTGAGCAGCAACGACTGCATTTCAATGATCGCTTCGTCGCCATAGCGGGTGATCTTTTGCAGACTGGAAGCGGTCGAGGTGAGTTGTTCGGCGGTCTTGCCGGACACGCCCCCAGTGGAGGCCAGTGTTGCGTTGAGTTGAGCGAGCGCGGCATCCTGACGACTGGTATTCTCCACCATCTTTTTAAAGGCAAGGCCAATACCGAGGCCCGCGACAACGGTTCCAAGGCCACTAAACGATTTCTTTAGCTTATCGATACCGGTGGCTGAATTGCCTAAATCCTTCGCCGACTTGGACGCCTTGCCCTGGGCATCATCCAACCCCGAAACAGAACGCTTCGCCTTTGACATTTCCGAGGTAAAGTCGCCAGTCTGGGCGCGTACCTCGAAATTGACTTCACCTGTTGCCATTATTTTGCCTCGCTCAAATAACTGAGCTCAAGAAACTGTAGATCGGTAAACACTTCAGCCGGGACAATCCCGAGCGACTCGCAAACGATAGGAACGGAGACGTATTCCAAGCCGATGCGGTGGCCCATAGGGGATACGCGCCACTGCGTCTGGAGTCTCAGGAACAACTGCACTACGTCCCAATTCTCGGGGTATATCTCAAGGTCTTTCTTGGGTGGCGGTCGCGCCCCCTCCGGAGCGCCCCACCTGTCGAGGTCTTCGTTAAGCTCTCTTTCGCCGCTACTGCCCTTTGCGATACGGGCGGCAGCGTCGGTTAGTTTTTTATGCGGTGGCCCGCCATGCCAGCGGCAAAGGCATCAGAGAGCGCCTTCACCATATAGGGGTGCTGCAGAATAATTTCGATGCGCCGGTCGTGATCGTCGTCATCGATCTTCTTGCCATCCGCTTCTGCCACATCAATACCGGTAAAGTTGACAACCGCCTCATTCATCACGCGCACCGATCCTGAGCTCATATCGCCATCAGAGGTGAGCTTGTTGATTGTTTCCTGCGAAAGGATTTTGAATGTCGCCTCGAACTCAACCTTTAGGTGCTTTCCGTTTTCCGGTGCCAGCGCCTTGACCGGCCATTTGAATGTTGCCTCAGATTTCAATATAAACATTTTCAATACCTCAACCGTTGATAGAACGTAATTTGTAACCGTTGGGAGTCTGCCCCGGGCACGGTTAACACCTTTTACCTGGAAGGAGCGGGACCAGGTGGGGCAAACCCTTTACGTTGTGGTGATGGTTATTTCGTCGTTACCAGCAGAGGATGGAACCAGCGACAGAGTGGCCTGAATGGTTGATATACCGTCGCTCTCTGCGTAGTTGGGCGAGATGATCTGAACATTTGGCGCGTCAATCGTGACGATGTTTCCTGCAACTGTGCCGTGAACGATTTTGAGAGCGCCTGTAGTGCTCAGTCGGGCAGTCTCAAACCAGTTCTTGGTGCCAATCGGCGGGGCTTCAAACGCAATACTTCCACCCGGAGCCCGGTCAATAAGTTCAACAGACTCATTGCCAACTACGTTTCGATATACCACTTCATTGGCTATATCCAATGAGCAAGTGACCATCGTCACCGCCCCGCCGTGGAGTGTAAACGTGGTCATGTTGGTATTGTTCACCGGCAACGGCACAACAAAGGCAGAGAAGTCGGGTGTTGGGTCAGCGGCGCTGCTCGGCCCGACATACAAACCAGTAAAGGTAAAAGCGTATTTAGGTATCTCTCCGGGATTCAGGTTCAGGGCAGCTGTGCCGCGAGCGCCAGTCATCTTGTGCAGCTGTCCATCGTGAGCAAAATACATGGTCAGGCTGTCGATACTGGACGACACAGGGGCAAATTTTGCGTTCGTCAATGCTGTCACTGTTTCTGAAAAGCCGCACCCTTGTAGCAGCGGGCTATACGCTGGTGGCGTATCAACCCCACCGCCCCCGGCAATTTCAACCATGAATGACATGGTGACATAGGTGCCGACCTGAATTTGCAGGTCGTTACCCAGTGTTGCACGGTCAAGGTTCCGCGAGACGGTTGGACCGGCTAACGGGGTGATACTGAGGTCGCTGGTTTGGATAGCGTTCGCTGCGCCTGTCGGGGTTGGGTCGGTGCCATAGACGGACTCGACTTTAGCCAACAGGATTTTTTTTCGGGCAAGTAAAGCCATGAGTCAATCCTCTTTCTTTTCGTCAGCGGTTTTCTTGGGGTCGCTAACTGAAGCCCCTTTTGGTTGAGCAGCTGGCTCAATCAAAGTTCGTTTTCCGGTTTCATGGTCAACCGAGTAGCGATTGCCTTTTTCATCCACATAAAATTTCATAGTGCGTTCTCCGGGTCGGTTCCAAGTGTTCGATACCAAACTTCATAGGTGAGCGTTGCAATCGCTACCGCCTTCTCCATTTCGCCGTTCAGTTTTAAGGTGGTGCGGCGTAGGACGGAATCGGTAGCGGTGCCGTCAAGGGTTAAGTCAGCAGCCATAAGGGCTTCGACCTGCGCGGCGTAGTTGTCCACCAGGTTGTCGTATTCAGTCGCCGCGCTCACCGCAATTTCGATGTTCAATGCAAGGCGGCGAGAGTAGCGAATGGTGGCCGGCATGGAGTCGTTTTCGCTTGAGCTTTCCTCGTCATTGCCGTACACCGAAATCACAGGGGGATTCAGTCGAGGATAGGCGCGAGAGGTGTATATGGTGACGCCTGTGATCGCGGCCAACGTTGTGGCCACCGCTTCACGGATGGTTTGGCGGGCGTGCTTCATTTGACGGTCATCCCTTTTCGCTTCATCGCGTTAATCACTCGACCTTCCATTTGCGAGTAATAGGTTTTCTTGAAGAATTCTTTGGCAGAACTGCCCAGCGCCATGAATATTTTTCGGCGGATGACATTGCCGATATTGATAGTCTTTTGCTTGATAGGTAGCCGAGCGGAGCCTTTTCGGGCAAATGCGGAGACACCTTTGCTGCCCTTGGCGATGAATGCCTGCGGATCGATCGGCTCTCCGGGTAAGGTCTTGTATTTGGCAGCACCGCTTTTCAATGCGCGAGGCTTGGGTGATAGATTGGCTACAGGAATCTCCCATAGGCCAGCCCACAGGACTGTCACCAGCCGTCTGGCGTTGGCCTTCTTGCCGCGCGGTATCGCTATTCGTTTTTTAAAGTGCTTCTGAGGTATGCCGGTGTCCTGCGTCACACCCTTTCGCGCAACCTTGGCTACATGGGTCGCGGTGCGATTCAGTGCAGCCGCAGTCGCAGCGGGGGCCACGTTCTCAGACAGCTCATCGAGCATTGCCTGCAGTTTCGGCAGATCAGATTTGAATTCGATGTTCATGGCAGGGCCAACACAAGGCGCTTGAAGCCGGGTTCCGCGTGCTCTATATCGACCAGCCTGTAGGTGGTTGAGACGCCAGTAGCAGGAACAGTGAGCGTGAACAGGTCGCCGGTCTGGTAGGTGGTTGGCACTTCAGATGCCGCAACCATCAGGGACGGCTGTACGCCAGAGGTATCAGAAAACTCGACGTACTCATCGTCGAATATCGCGCTAAATGTCTTGCCCCAGGTGGCGGCAGTGACAGTTGTGGCGAAGTCCGAGAGGAAAACGTCGAAGTCTTGGGCGTCAAAGGTAGTCATCGGGTTTCGATGGTGTCCACTTCGACCGCTTTGTTGGCGGGTGCCTTCTTCTTGGCGGGTGCCTTCTTCTCCGATTCCTTTTCAGGATCGCAAGCCACAGCCGCGCCTGAGTGGATCAGATAGAACGCATCCTTGTCAGAGGCCTCTACCACTTGCCCCTTCTTCACGCGCTCGCCGCCGCAGACAGTGCTGCCTAGCAGTTTAATTGTCTTCATGCTAAACGGCCTGCGAACTGTTGCGGCCAGCCTGATTGACGCCGACCAATGCCACACCAAAACCGAAGGTTGGTGTAGCGGTGCCGTCGATAGTGCCGACAACACGGACAAAGGATTTAACAGCGTCGATCTTAACCGCGATCATCTCGGTGCTATCGGCCGCGTCAGTGACCTGGGCGAAAGTAGCGCCAACAATGTCGGTGTAAGACCCACCCAGCGTAGAAGATTCTTGCAGTTTTACGTCGAGCGTGGGAGTTGTTCCAGACGTTGCTGCAGAGCTTTGCAATACAACCTGCACCACGCCAGCCAATTCCGATACATCGACACCCGTGCCTGTCAGTGTTGAAGTGCGGACAGCATTGCCCGCCAGCTCCAGCACGTTTGCTTGAGTTAAGTTCATAATTCAATCTCGCTTGAGGAAAAGAATAAGGGGCACTGATGCCCCTTTCCGGTTAATGACCGAAGCTTAGGAAATACCGTCGTGCGCGTGACCGAAGCACTCTGGATGACGAACCGCCAAGTCAACAGTCTTGAACGTGATGTAGCGGATCTTGCCTTTCAGGCTGTGAGTGTACGGGTCAACGTTGATTTCCAGACCGCCCCACTCGCCCATCAGCAACTGGGAGAAATCACCGAAGAAGTATTCTTCAGCGTTCACCTGGTTGGACAGGAGATAAGGACGCCCGGCGATCATATCGTTGTCATTGAGGATGAAGTTGCCCTCAACACCAGAGGTTTGCTTAGGAGTGGTGCACAATGCCTCCCAGCCATTGGACTCGATCAACCAGCGCGGTGAGCCTGTCAGGGCGTTTGCTGCCATGACCTTGGCGATCAGCTCAACCAACTCCGCATAGGTTGGGTCGGAACTTCCAAGGTCTACAGTCTTGATGCCCGAGGTATAGGCAATACCGCGAGGCTGACCAGCTGAACCTAAGCCATACAGAGCAGCCAGGTCGATGCCCAGCGCCTGAGCGACCGCAAGGTCGTTGCGAACAATGCCTTCGATAGCAGGCGTAGACTGCTGTAGCAATCGGCGGGTGACTTCGGTGTAGCACGCCAAGTCCTTGGGCGCGAGTGTCACCTGATCGAACTGGGCTTCACTTTCCGAGGCGTCGCCATCTTCAGCGGTGATCCACGTAGCAGAGGCGCCGGATACCTGACGAGGAATCGCCACATCACCGACCAAACCCGAGAGGATTGTCATCCCGGCTTGAGTAACAGATGAGCTGTTACGTAATACGTCGATGTACGAACCGGCGAGCAGGTTGTTGGCAACCAGTTCAGCGCCGTCAGTGGCGGTGCCTGCAGACAGGTCACGTTGACCAGTCAGTAAAGACGTTGGCACGAACGAACCCCGGCAGTTGAAGTCGCTACCAAAGCCGCGCACCGCTTCGGCGGAGATTTCCAGCTCAAGCCCCGCGCGAGATTGTGCAGCGCGGTCGTTGGGGTTGGACAGTGCATCCATCAGGCGCACCATGCTGAAGGCCTTTCGGTCTTTGGATGGAAGATCAACCTCGCCATCGTGGCGGGTCTCGCTTCGTGCCTTGCTGTTGCGCTCGCCGATCTTGGCCAGCACTTCGCGGTTGAAGTCTTCGACCGATGTGCCATCAGCAATGGCAGTGCGAGCGAGGTCTTCTACGTCGTGCAAATCCGCCATAGAGCGAATAGCGTCAGCGCGTTTCTTTTCCTCGGTGCGAATTTTGGTGCGTTCCGCAACGGGGTCGAATGCAGGAGTATTAGTGTCCTGTTCACTGTCTTTTTTCGATTCTGGCATGAGAGATTCCTCTTTGGTTGCCGTGGGTGCTTCTTCAGTTTTGGGTTTTTCATCGGCAGAACGCGCGACGCCCACAGTGGTGTCAGCAGGAATCGCCACAAGCGAGACCTCATAGGGTTCCCATCCAGTGACTCGAACCAAATCAGACATGCCTTCGCGTGCCGTGGTGGTGTAGTCGTGGATGCGGTAGCCAACTGATACCAATTTTCGGATGCCGTCTTTAACGTCCTGATAAATCTCCTCCCCGCGTTGTGACTTGCTGAAACGGATCACAGCCCGCCCTCGCCTGTCGTCATCAACACGAGCAGTCTCCACGACACCAACTTGATCATCCGAGTCGTGATTAACCAAAACCGCAGCGCCGCCATTCAGGCGGTCAAGCATCACACTTTGCGGATCATGGTCTAACACCTCAGAACCAAAATACCGTTCATGCGGCTCTTCGGAACTGAAGGCGATTTCTACTGTGCGCGAATCATCATCGTCGGCGCGGTGCTCAATGCTGAACGTGCGCTCTAATGCTTCACCCACAAAAAAGCCCTCACTCGGAGGGCTTTGGGTGTCCGTTTTTTTCTTACTCATCGTCGTCATCCTCCACCGGCTCGACCGG